CCACTAATCATTTCAGTTACTCCTTTTCAGGCAGTTTGATTTCCGGCGGTTGTGGCGCCGAGTAGCGACCGCCCGCGAATGCGATAGCGGCAGTAAAGCACATTTGAAACAGCTCCATCATTTGCTCCATGACGCCCTTGCAGGCACCACTCGGAAGGATGCGGTCGAGCGCGCCGAACACGCATCCGCCGGTCACCACGAGCGCGATAATCATCTGCGTCGCAATGACGAGGGCGACGAGATAGAACGCGCCTTTCGCCGTGTTGAATTCTGCCATTTTATACTAAGGCCCATGAGCCCACGATCAGATTTTTCGTACCGCTGGCGGAAGACTCAAGCGTCACATTATAACTATCATTTTCAGACGTGACGGTGTGCAGGTGCGCAAAGAAATACGATGTTGCGCTTTCTAGTTGCGCGTCGGCATCTTCAGTAAATGTTTCGGACCCTTCCCATGCTTCCGTGAATGTCCCCAGCGTCGATTGCTGACCGCCATATGCAACAACAAGATGCGGGGCGGTCCCGACAATTGACATGACGATTGCATCGGACGTCCCTGAGGCGGAACCGGCATTAACAAAAAGCGGCTCGGAGTTTTGTGGATAGTATATTCCCCAAGATATGGCAGCGCGATCCATCGCGCTGTTGACTTCAATTAGGAAATCGGCGGTCGTGCCGGACGGCACTTCCGCGAACAGCATATTGAAGCCGTTTTGGTGCGAGCGAAGGTTCGCCTCGACACCATTGACCAATAGTTTTTGCGTCGTATTGAAGTTACCGCCATAGACGCCAAAGATCACAATGCGCTTGGCATGAGCGACGCCGATATCGTTGCCAGTAAAGTCGTAGGTCTGACCGGCGGACTTGTTAGTTGTATCGGTGACCGTGCCCTTGAAGATAAAGGCAGTCGACGGCACACTTTCTTCGGCGATACCCTCCGCCGCGCCGAAGCCGTCCGCAAGGCCCGCGCCCCATGTGTTAATGGTCGTTCCGTCAGCGACCGCCGCGCCTATGCCCGCGGAAGTGCCAGCCGTCACCACGAGGCCGCTGCCGGTCGCGCCGTCGCCGATTGCGGCGCCCACGCCTTCGGCCAAGCCTTGCGCCGCAACCGTGCCGAAGCTATCACCGACCGCGACCGCAGTGCCGAGACCTGCGGAGAAGCCGTTGCCGGTAAAGGTGCCGGTGAAAGTTTCACTCACGCCGGTCACTTGTGAGAAGCCCAGCGCCGAGCCGACGCCGGACCGCGTGCCAATGCCGGTCGCTACACCGTTCGCTGCACCTGTGCCGAATGCCGAGCCTTGCGCCGCAAAGAAGCCCGTATAAATTTGCGGTGCCTCGTCGACCAGCGAGACGGTCGCAAAGAACTCGTCCTTATACCGGATGTTTGACACCCGGCAGCGCACCGCCTCGGCATTGATCACGCCAACCGAAACGAGGCAGCCCTTGCGCAATACATCACCGGCCGGGATCGCGAACGGAGTGGTAAACATGAGATTGTCGGTATCGCTCGAACCGATGATCGCCTTGAGCACGACCTGACCGCTCATGTAACGGATCGCCGTGCTGAAGGGAGGCGAGGCTTGCGACAGGAGCGCCTTGCCATTGATGATGATGCCGGTGACATTGCCGCCGCTGGTCAGCACCCGGAGAATTGTGCCGTACCAAATTGACTCGGTTTTGAGATCATGCGCCAGACCGACAACGTCGCCGCGTACCGACACGAGCGCTTCAATCCCGACGTCAATGCGCCGCTCGACCTGCCGGTTGTAAAGCACTCGCAATAGGTTTTGAACGCGCGCGATAACCTTGGCTTGATTGGTGATGCCGTCCATGCGCAGCGTCTCGAAGCGCGTTGCGTTCGCAGCCGTAAAGCCCTGCGCGTAGACAATGATAGACGTCAAATTATAGTCGTCGGTCTCGTCGGCAAACTCGACATTGATTGCATGCGGGAGATCGGCAAACGCCTTTGTCGCGACATAGTTCGCGGAGTTAAGCGGCGTGAATAGTTGGGTGATCGCAAAGGCCGACGTGTCGCGTTCAAGGATGACCTCCCATTGTTCATGGGAGCGCTGACCAGCCCAGCCAGCGGAGGCGATCATCGCCAGGACGTCCGGCTCGTTGCCGGTCACTATGGCGTTGCATTGATAGCCATTGGTCGCGCAGAAGGTATACCAGTCGGAAAGCAGATTGCTATCGACGATCACCGGATCGCGCGGATCAGGATTGAGGCTATCGAGCAGGACGTGGCGATAATGCGCGGCGGGATTGCGCGAGGCTGTTGTCGTGTTCCAGTTGCCGCCGCTGTAGATTGGAACTTGGCTTTCAAATGTCGCCGCGATGGAGTTCACTTCCATGTCGCGCGCTTCAAAGCCGATCAGCGTGAGCGGCACTCCACCGCTTAGTGCGGCCTGCAAAGGGTAATCATCGTTCCAGCTTTGGAACGCTTCAATCTGCACGTCGCCACGAATTTTATATTGCTCGACGCGGACGATATCGACGCTCGACACCGTCACGTGGTCGAAGAAATTGGAGTCGGTTGTGTTGCCGTTATAACTATAGGTAGCCGGTGTGAATAATCCTTGCCGGTAAGCAAGCCCGCGCTTGATCCGAAATTCATAGTGTCCTTTCGGAAATGTTGCCGGATCGAGATAGACGGTGAACCCGTCCTCGTCGCGACCTACATGCAGGGCATAGCGCGATGAACCGTTCGAGAAGTATGTATTCGAGACGTACTGCCAAGAACTGGTGCCCGCGAAGCGAAATGCTACATAAGAAACGCGGTCAGTATTCGGAGCATGGATCAATCCAGTTGCGTCAGCCTGCCAGAGAAAGGTCAGGTTTTGCCTTATCTCTGAATTGCCTTTGTTGTCGTCATAGAAGTGAAATTCAGGACCGAGAATCCAAGTTGATGAACCGCGTTGACGGAACTCGACACGGATCGGAATGACGACCGTTTGATTATCGTTGGTATCCGCCACCATGCCCTGCGGAAACAGGAAGCGAATAACGACGCGGTCAACGTTATCGCCGGAGCGCGTGAGGAATGTCTGATATTCAGGATATGAATTCGTCGGCGTTGTCTGGTCGAACAGTTCATCGCGCGCCGAGCTATCGGTTTTTAGATCGAAGTTTGACAGCCGCAGCCGTGGGCTTTCTTCCCATATCCACTTGTTGCCAATGGTAAGCGCGGTGTCGCCCGGTGCCCCTGTTTTAGTTTGAGTGGTAACATTCGACATGCTCGACGCGAGCGCGCCATTGACCCGAACGTCGGTGACGGTGTGACGGCCGACGAGCCCGACCGCACCGCCGACAGTAATGCGCTTGCGGCTGTAGATCGTATAGGGGCGGATCAAAAAGGGAGGCGAATAGACCATGCGCCCCAGGACGCGCGGGAGCCATTCAAACGGTCCTGGAGAATTGCCGGAGATACCCGCCTGAATGGCTTGATCGCTAGCCTTGTCCTTGATTTGCGGAGGCGGAGGCGCGAGCAGCATGCCGATGCCCGCGAGGCCGACGCCTATGCCAAGCTGGATCAACCAACCTTGCTGAAAGACGATACCAGCGGCGACCAGCGCGACACCGGCAATCGTTACCAAGATACCCGGAAGCTTGTCGCCGCCGCTCGGCACGATATGGAAGGTGACGACGATCTCGCGCGCCGGATTGATCTTCGGCCGAACGCGGTGCCAATACTCCTGCGGCACACGGCGGTCATTGACGCAGATCACGCCGTCGCCGGTCCAGAAGTTCACCGGCAGGTCAGGCCCGATCTCCGCCGCGATCTCCTGAAGCGTGAGCCCTTCGGGAAAGCTATATTTTTTGATGCCTTCGAAGCCGATGAATTTCGGCTTCATGGTGATAGGAACAAAGCCGGTCATATCAGCAAGGTCTCATGCCGCCAGATGCCGAGTGGCGGCCGCCGCAAGCGCCAGACCGGAACGCACACTGTCCCTGTGCCCCGCTCGCAATGCAACACGTCGATTGATGACACGAATAAACCGACATGCGCTGTTGCAATTTTCATCTCCACTAGGTCGAACGCCTGTGCATCGCCCTCCACTCTGTACCATTGATCGCGGGTTAATTGTGTGGGATCAGGAGGCAACAGGATTGCCGCATGGAGCGCTAGGACATGGCGCACGCAGCCCCAGCAATCCCAGCCGTTAACATCAAGCCCGCCGTCAAGATACGGAACGCCGATATATCTATCGAGCGACCTTAAGCGAAAAGGTGGCTGAAGTATTTCGGCGTGACTTGATACTTTGGCCATCGGTTATTCGTAATCTGTGCCTGCGATATTTCGCCCGACGCCACGAGCGCGTCCCATTGTACATTGCGCAGCTTGAACTTGTAGAATTCACGGCCGTATGTGTTTGGATCGCTCGCCAGCACGACATAGATCGTGCAATCAATTGGCCCGTTCAGTGTTTCAAGAGTCCGGCCAATCTCGCCGTCGACGTTCATGATCGAGATTTGCGCCGTCGCCGGTTGCTCGTCATCCGATGGCAGTTCCAGTTCAAAGTATGAGGCAGCGAAGGTCACGCCGTTTGAAACTATGTTGCCGGACGGATTGCGCGCCAGCCGGATCGGCACACCGCCATTCATGGTCGCGTGCTGCAATGACAGGAGCGCAATCCAGGGATCATCGCCCTGCCGTTCCAGCGCGTCGCTAATCTGCGTTGATGCGAGCGGCATTAAAGCGAGTACCTGAGCGAGAGCGAGCAGAACACCCGCGTAGCCGTGCGGTTGAACTGCGGTGGCTGGGAGAATCGATAGTCACGCAGCACACCATCGCGCCACGACGGCATGATGAACTCAAGCGCGCCCTGAGCGCACGCTACCGACCAGAACTGATAAAGCGTCTCCGCCTCGTCGTTCGTCAAGACCATGGTGCCGGTTTCGTTCATGGTCGTGCCGGTGAACCGGCGCCGGGCAATGACGTCGCCTACATCGTTCGGCGTCTCGACCACATTGCCGGAGGGCGTGAAATTGTATGAACCGCCTATCGGGCAGCGCGGCAAGCTTTCCGGCCAAGCTGGCATTAGACCGTCCGCCGTGAGACCGGACGACCGCCGATGATCGTCGCATGTTCATTGAGCAAGGCAGGGAACTCGGAGCGCGTGATAGCCTTCACCGTCACGATCAAATCTTTCATGCCGCCGACGCCCGACCGAGAGGATTGCTCGATGGCCGCGCCATAATTGTTGATCACGACCTTGCCATATCCGCTTCGCCCGCCGCTGCCGCCGCCATTAGGTACGACCGTGCCTGATTGTGACGGCACAAAGATTTCCGGCCCGCGTTCGCCGACCGTATAGGGATCGCCGCGATTGACATGGCCGCCTGATTGGCGGCCGGCCATGCCAGGGACAAGGCCGATAGTTGAGGGAGCGCCTCCGGCCGGACCAACGAGTGCGCCGAGCACAATTTGGAATATTTTTTCCGCCGCCATGCGCAGGAGTTGATCGCGCAGGGAATTAAGGACCGAGATCAATTCCTTGAGCTTCAAGGTGCCATCACCGGCTGACTCGACGAGGCTTGAAAAGGCGCTCTCGAAAGCGTCCTCCATGCGCTTAGCCTCGGCTTCGGCTTGCTCGGCGGCTTCCTTCTGCGCATTGATAACATTCTCCGCCTCAAGTGCCGCTCGCGCTTGCGCATTGGTCAATGCTTCAATAGCGACCACCAGCGCGATGATTTCCTGTCCTTCCTTCGTTGCGGCAGTGGTGCCAGCGTCACGCAAGGCAGTATTGATTCTCTGTTGCAGCGACGTGTTTACAAGTTGCTGGCGTTCTAGTTCCAGGCTCTGCTTAACTTTGGCAATCGCTTCGGCCAAGTCTTCCGCAGCCTCAATGTCCTTCTTATTCGGAATGATAGTGAAGTCGGATTTGCCGCTGATATTGGACGCTTGTGTCTGACCAACCGGACCGCCGCGCGTTGCCATCGACGGAGACACTGACGGCGTTATTGAAAGGGCTCGATCAATTATGCCGCCGCGTGAAAATAGTTGATAGAAAGCGGTCTTTTTGAACTCAGCATCGAACGTGTCAGCCCATGTCATGAGGAATGCAAGGCCGGTTGCGGTTTCAGCTTCGAAAGTTGCCCACGCTACCGATAGCCGGTCGGAGAATTCGTCAATCGCCTTTACGCCTTCATTGCTGAGGACCGCGTTGGTCTCCTGTGCGATTTCCATGCGCTTGCGCAGGGCGTCCTCACCTTGCCGCAAGAACACAACATTATCTTTTGATAATTTGCCGAATGCCAATTGCGCGACAACCATTGCCTCTTGAAATGTTCGCGCGTTTTTAATCAGTTCAACGACTTCAAAAAACAGATCAACTGTGTTTCTTATTTCGTCGTTGCCGTCACGGATTGATACTTTGTTTGCTTCTAGCAGGTCAGCTAGATCGCCTCCCTTCGTTGCGGCTTCGCCTATTTCCAGATTGAACTTTTTCAATAAATCAGGAAGGTTTTTTGCACCGGCTTCGAGCCCGGCAATGTTCAATTCCTGAAGGAATTCTGCCGACACTCCGACCGCATCCGCCTCGTCCTTCAGTTCGGCGAACTTTTCTATGACCCGATCAATTGTGCTAATTGCCCCGGCAATGGAAACACTTGCGAAGGCAGTGGCGAATGCTGTTTTGAACGCCGTACCGAACTGCGTCATAGTTCGTTGTACACGCGTCACGCTTTGCTGGGCTTGCCTTTCAATAGAGCGCAATTGCGAAACGGTGACCTTATTGGCGCGCGCCATCTCGCGCTCGTATTGTTTCAGGTCGGCTTGTAAGCTGACGATTAGTTTCTCAAGTTCAGCGGCCACTAAATCCTCGCATTGGCGACAGCCTCGTAAAATTCCTCGTCGGTTGGCGGTTCAAGCTTTTCCTTGATGCCATGCGCTCGGTTCCAGCCATGGCAGGCCGACGCGAATTCCCACAAGGTCGATTGATAAAGATCGTGCGGCTTCCAGCCGATCACTGTAGCGTTTCCAATGGCGACTTCGAAATCGAGTCTGTCTCGACCTTCGGAGTCGCCTCCGCTTTTCCCAGGCTGGAGCCCTCCGGGATAAACATAGCGCCGGACAATATGCGCGAAGCGAGACCGGCATTTTCGGTTATCGGTCTATCCTCAACGTACAGCTTGACGAGCTTAATCGCCTGCACCGGAGTTGCGCCGCCGCCGATCAGCGCAACGCGGATCACCTCGCGCACGTCAGCAACGCGCCATTCGTTGTATAGGAACCGTTTGAGCAATGGGACCGGACCGATTTGCAATAGCTCGTCGAGTTCCTTCCATTGGCCCCAGCCAATGCGAAAGCTATAGACGCCGTCGCCCCATTCCTCGGTGATCAGTCCGTGCATTACGGCAAGTCCGTCCAAGTCACGGCACCGTGCGATTGCAGCGTCACGGCGACGTCGGCCAAATTCTTGCGCGGACCTGTGACGCTCCATGCCGTCAGCTTGAATGCTCCTTGCCAATAGCCGCCGCCATTAGCGCCGGTGACGCCGTTCGTCTCGACGCGAACATTTTTCTGGATGTCGCCGTTAAACCAATTATGCCAAGCCTCAAGGCTTGCGGTGTGAACACGACCGGCGCCGGATATTTCCGCCGAGAGACCATCCTTAAGCCGTTGTTTCCAACCGGGCAGCGAAGGATCATCGCAATCCGGCACGAGGATTTCGGTCACGTCTGACTCGAACGCAATGCCCCGGTCGGTGTTGATCAGACAATCATGGGTAAAGGTTTCGGTCGGCGTTGCGCCGTCACCGATCTTGATAAGCAGCTTTTCGCCTTGCAGCGTTTTGACGGCTGTCATGGTCGTGGACTCCAATTGTTAGGGGTTAGACGATGTTGAGAATGAGCCGCTGCGTGACAATCGAATGAGCCGTCAGCCCATCGGGATCGCGCAGGTGATCGAGCCGCTCGCAGGTCGACGAACGCACATCAAAGCCGGTCACCGTGAGTGTTTTCAGAACCTCGCGCACGCGACCGGCAATGTCCTTTGCTTCCTTGCGCCCAATCGTCGTCGAGCGTGACCAGACATGGATCGTCGAAAAGTGCTCGAAGATATCAGGCTCGCATAAGTTGCCCTCGTCGAGCGTCTGATCATCGCCTATCGTGAGATAGGGAAAGTTCGTCAGCGGTGGCACGACGTCGAATATACGCACCGTGCCGCCCATGAGCGCCGCCAGCGTC